TAACAGTATTTTATAATATGCAAAAAACAGGGATTATCTCTAAGACAGGCAAAGTCCAAGATCGTGTGGCATTTGCTCGTTTCTTAAATGATCCAGACAATAAATATTTAAAGGTAACAGATAAGAAAATCTAATGGCATTAACATCTTACAGTGAACTGCAAACAAGTATCGCAAATTATCTTAATAGAACAGACTTAACTGCTCCTATTAAAGATTTTATTACTTTAACAGAGTCTAAGTTAAATCGAGTATTAAGACTACGTGCAATGCAAAAAAGAGTATCGACTGATACAACTGCTGCCGATGCTTTTGTAGATTTACCTAGTGACTTTTTAGAGACAGTACAATTCTATGTGGATAGTGATCCTAATACTGTTTTAACTTATGTTAATCCTACAGAAATTGAATTAGATAATTTACGAGAAGCTAGTGGTAAACCTCAACAATATACAATTATGGGGAGTGAATTTAAATTAAACCCTATTCCTGATTCTGTTTATACATTAAAGTTAACTTACTTTGGTAAGATACCTGCACTCTCTGATTCCAATACTACTAATTTTTTATTAACCAATTACCCTCAAGTTTATTTATATGGTGCGTTAGTGGAAGCACAACCCTATATAATGAATGATGAAAGACTAACTACATGGATTAGTCTTTATAATGAGGCAGTCCAACTAGTCATCCGAGATGACGAGCAAGGCAGATATTCTGGGCGTACTGCTTTTGCTATGAGAACAGACTCAGCAAACCCATAAGGAGAAAAAACAATGTCAGCAGCAAGTGATTATTTAGAGAATAAGGTACTAGATCATTTTCTAGGAACTGCCTCTACCTCTGCTCCAGCAACTGTTTATTTGGCTTTATTCACAACAGATCCTACTGATGCAGGAAGTGGTACAGAAGTTTCTACTAGTGGTACTAACTATGCAAGACAAAGCATTGCCTTTAGTTCAGCATCTAGTGGTACAACTTCTAATAGTGCTGATGTTGAATTTAGTCAAGCAACAGGTTCTGGTTTTGGAACTGTAACACACTTTGGAATATTTGATACCTCAACCGCAGGTAACTTATTATTTCATGGTGCATTAACAGATTCAAAAACTATAGCAGCAGGAGACGTATTTAAAGTAGCCTCAGGTAATTTAAGTATTACAGTAGCATAAGATGGCAGATCAGACAGGGCCATTTACTCTTGAAGAATTAGATACACTCTTTGGATATACATCCATTGAGGATATTCCTTTTTCTTTAGATAGTTCTGTTTGGCAGACTGCTACTATTTTTGATGGTAGTGCCAGTGCTTCTTCTAGTGCGACAACCACTGCTAGTGTTATTAGACAAAGAATAGCTGATGCAAGTATTAATGCCGCTGCAACAGTCAGTGCAACTGCTGATGCTATTTTAGACGGAGCTGCTTCCATTAGTTCTGCTGTTACAACAACCTTAGATGCGATTAGACAACGGATTGCTAGCTCTTCTATTAGTTCTGCTATTAGTGCTACTGCGACTGCCATTAGACAAAGAATTGGTGGAAGTGGAGTCTTTGGATTTGCGACAACTTTAATTGATTATATTCGTATTAGAGGAAATAATACATCAAGTGTTAATATAGCAGCAAGTGTGAGTATTTCATCTAGAATTATTGGAAAAATTTGGAATATAGAAACATCTATAGCTAGTGAAAGTTATACTCCTTTAACTTCAGATGCTAGTGAAACATGGACACAATTAACATCAACAAGCGAAACAACAACAGAGATACAAAATGCCTACTATTAAATTTGAAGAATTATTAGTCGATCAACCTGCTTTTAAAAATCCAGGATTATTAACTGCCAATAACTGTATTCCTTACGCAAGAGGATATAAACCCTTACCGACTATTGAAACATTTACTGATGCTATTACTGACAGAGCAAGAGGATTATTTGCTGCTCGTTCTACTACTGATACGATTAAAGTTGTTGCAGGAGATGTAGGCAAACTCTATATGTTGGATGGTGCTACTTGGGATGATGTTTCTAAAGTAGGGGGATATAGTTTAGGTTCTTCTGACAACTGGCAGTTTACTATTTTTGGTAACAATATTATTGCTTCTACCATTACAGAAAATCTACAAAAGTTTGAAATAGGAACTGATACTCTTTTTAGTGACTTAACAACATTAAAAGCTAAATACGTCACAGTGATTGGAGAGTTCTTAGTTACTGCTTATAATGAAAACCAACCACAACGAGTACGTTGGTCTGCCCTTAATGATCCTACAGATTTTACTGTGTCTCAAACCACTCAATCTGACTTTCAAGATATTGTGGGAGATCATGGTGCTATACAAGGAATAGTCGGTGGAGAATATGGAATTGTCTTTACAGAAAAAGCAATTCATCGTATGCAATATGTAGGCACTCCCTTTATCTTTCAGTTTGATAAGGTTCAATCGGGATTTGGTGCATTTGTACCAGGTGGTATCACCAACTATGGTCGTATTTCTTACTACTTATCAGAGGATGGTTTTTATGCTTTTGATGGTAATAAATCTATTCCGATTGGTTCTAATAAAGTTAATAAATATTTCTTTAATGATCTATCTACAACTAGTTCTTATATAGATCGTATTAGTGCGACTGTTGATCCTAGTAATGATATTGTGGTTTGGGCTTATCCTTCTACAAGTTCTACAGGAGAGTTAGATAAACTAATTATCTATAACTATGTATTAGATCGTTGGTCAACTGCGGATGTTGATATCCAAGTATTAGGTTATACTAAATCTGCTAGTTTTACATTAGAACAGATTGCTGCCATTGATCCTGATTTAGATGAGATTGAAATTAGTTTTGACTCTATCTTTTGGACTGGTCAACAATTCCAATTAGCTGCTTTTACTTCTGATAAAAAAACAGGAGTCTTTACAGGCACTGCTGGAACTGCCACGTTTACTACAGGAGAGAACAATATAGAAGGAGATAGACGAGCAGTAGTTCGTTCTGTTACTCCTTTGATTGATGGTGGTACTCTTACTACTAAAGTAGGTTACAGAGATAAACAAGGAGCTACTGTGAATTTTACTTCTGCCGTTTCTCCTAGTGATAATGGAACTTGTTATTTCAGACAACCAGGTAAATACCTACGTCAACAAGTCGATGTGGTTGGAAACTTTGATCAAGCCTTTGGACTAGAACTAGATGTTGCTACAGAAGGAAAACGATGAGCACCCAGAAAGTACCTGCTTATTATCCTGATGTGGAAGAACATCGCAGATTATTAGCAAACTCTTTAAACAATGTTATTGAAGGAAAGATTAATTCTACAGGATCAATTACCTTAGAAGATAGTGTGACGACTACTGACTTAGAAGATGATCGTATTGGTATTGATAGTGTTATTTTATTGATGCCGACTACTAGTGATGCTGCTGCTGAAAATATCCATTTTTCTGCACAAGATAAGGGTACAGTGACATTGAATCATACTTCTGATACTACTAGTAGAATATTTAAATATGTCGTCATTGGATAGAATTATTACCCAAGTACCTGTAGAAGATTTAGAATTTATTTGGTCGCAAGTTGTACCTCATTTAGAGAGAGCTCTAGATGGATCGTACTCAACTTATGATATACTTAACAATATACAAGATAATCGGATGCAACTATGGATTAGTTGGAATAATACCGATAAACTGGTTGAGGCCGCTTTTGTGACTGAAGTTTGTGACTATCCTCAAATGAGAACCATGAGATGGGTTCTTGCGGGGGGAAATAATTTAGAAGAATGGCTAAGTCCTCTAACAGAAAAAGTAGAGAACTGGGCTAAAAGAAACAAATGCCAACGATTAGAGATTGTTGGAAGGAAAGGATGGACAAAAGTTTTGAGAGATTATAATCCTCAAGCAGTATATTTTGTAAAGGAAATAAAATGAGTAAAGGATCAGCACCCACAACACAAGCAACAACATCAACTGTAGAACCTTCAGAGTTTGTTAAACCCTACTATGAAGAAGCTCTTAAAGGAGCACAACAGTTGTATCAATCAGATGTACCTCAATACTTTCCAGAGGCTACCTATGTACCTTTTTCTGGTCAAACAGAAGCTGCAATGCAGTTACAAGAACAACGTGCATTAGCGGGTAGTCCATTATTAGGACAAGCACAACAACAAGTTAGTGATGTTCTTACTGGACAATATTTAGATCCTACTCAAAATATCGCTTTACAAACAGGGATGCAACAAGCTGGACTTCTTTCTCCTATTCAAGCGGAAATAGCAAAAACTGCTGCTGGTGGTTATCTTGATCCCGCTACGAATCCTTATTTACAACAAGCCTATCAAAGAGCTGCGGGAGATGTAACTAGTTCTCTTGCTTCTCAATTTGCAAAAGCTGGTCGTTATGGATCAGGTGCAATGACAGAAACAATGGGTAGAAGTTTAGGTGATATTGCCTCTCAAATTTATGGTGGTGCATATCAACAAGAAAGATCACGACAACTTCAAGCTGCTGGATTAGCACCAAGTGTTGCTCAATCAGTCACAGGACTTGTTAGTGATCCTTATCAACAAGAACGTCAAAGACAACTGCAAACAGCTCAAATTGCTCCAGGATTGTCTCAACAAGATTACGCAGATATCTCTAGACTAGCTCAAGTTGGTCAATCAAGAGAAGGCTTACAAGAAGCTGCACTAGCGGATGCAATGCAACGATTCCAATTTGAACAACAAAAACCTTACACCAAACTTAGAGAATACTTAGCATCGATTGGTGCTCCCGCTGGACAACAAACTGTATCACAAGAACCTATTACTAGAAATTTAGCTGGTGGTTTATTGAGTGGTGCTACTTTAGGAATGGGATTAGGACAACAATTAGGATTTAATCCTCTTTACGGAGCAATCGGTGGAGGATTATTAGGAGGTTTCGCATAATGGCAGTTGGATTCAAAAACTCACCATTTGTAAAACAAGTTTCTTCTATTGGTGAGCCAATTTATAATTATGGTGTAAGACCAATTTATAATTTATCTAGTGGTGCTATAAACTTAGCAAACAAACTAGGTGGGAGTATGTTTGGTTATGATGGTAGTCAAATAACACCTTATGCTTCTAAAAAAGATTTTACTCCACAACCAGGTGAACAGTTTTATCCATTTAATTTGTTTGTTCCTAACACAACTGCTAATGCCCAACAACAAAATAATCAAATGCAATTAGATCCTAATATGTTCTATCAAGACAGTATATTAAGAACTCAAGAGTTAACACCTCCTTCTAATGAAGAGATAAAACAGACGAAAGTAGAAACACAAACGACACCCAAAACAGAAAAAGGTACTACTACTCCAACAGGTATTGTTAGACCTGGATATGATGATCCATTAACTAAGAGAGTAGAAGAACCAGCGAAATCTACTGAAGATCTTAAAAAATTAAATTTGTTTGATAAAATAGCTAGAGCCTCTTCTAGTCCTTTTGTTATGGATATGGCTATGAAAGCCTTAGAAGAATCTGGCCCAAGAACAGGTGTGCCTCAGAGTCTTGGTCAAATTATTAGCAAAGGATATCAATACGCTAGAGAGCAAGACGTTGTTAGAAAAGACTTAGCACAGAAAGCATTAAATAGCGGATTGAATGAACAATCTTTTTTATATACAGTAACCGATCCTAGAACAGACAATACATATAATGTTGCATGGGATAAAAAACTAGGTGGTGCTGTTGTTAATATTAACGGAGCAAAAGTTCCTTATACTCCCGATATGTTTGGTGAGGGAACTAACGCACAAATATCAACTGCTGGTAACTTGGCAAAATCAGATCTAACTTCTGCTCAATTTATAAAACTAAGAGATGGCATTAATCAAGATGAAAATTCATTGCGTAAAATGTCAGAGTTAATACAAGACGCAGATAGTTTAGATCAAGGTTTAGAAAAACTAGGAGTGGGTTTCTCTACATACATCAAAACCGTAATGAATAAAAATGATCTAACATGGGAAGAGCTAAGACAAAAAACTATTGCTGGTGATTTCCAAGCTCTCATAGGATCAAACAGAGTTGATATAATGGGTCCAGGTGTCTTAACAGAACAAGACGCTGAAAGAATAATTAGAGCATTAGGTGGAGATCCAACTGCTCTTGATTGGAACAAAGAAGTTTTCAATGACCAATTATCTAAGGTATTTAGAGACAAATACGATAGCTATAAGAATAATTTAGAAC